AGGTACACAGGGAGACACGGGTCCACAAGGTCCACAAGGATTCACGGGTGCACAAGGACCTCAGGGTACTCAAGGGTTTACTGGACCGCAAGGAAGCCAAGGCGACACCGGTCCTCAAGGTTCGCAAGGCGCACAGGGAACACAAGGCTTCACTGGCTCCCAGGGGGCGCAAGGCCCTCAGGGAACGCAAGGATTTACTGGACCTCAAGGTTCCCAGGGTCACACAGGCCCACAGGGCTCACAGGGAGCGCAGGGAACGCAGGGAGACACGGGACCTCAGGGCGCTGCTGGTGCTAACGGAGCGACGGGAGCACAGGGCGCTACTGGTTCTCAAGGAACTGCTGGACCTCAAGGAGAAACAGGACCACAGGGCGCACAAGGTGCACAAGGATTCACTGGTGCACAAGGCGCAACTGGACCTCAGGGCACACAAGGCGCCACAGGTCCACAAGGAACACAAGGAGCAACGGGCCCAGTTGCTGGTTCAGCAAACCAAATTATTTACAAAGATGGCTCCAATGCTGCAGTAGGTAGTGCGAATTTAACATTCAACGGTTCAGATGTAGGAATAATCGGAACAGTAACTACGATTGCCGCAGCAACACAAGATGGTGTAGCCCTTGCCGGAAGAGCAGGTGGGTCAAGTAGTTATAAAGCAACGTTAACTCCAACAACGTTGACTTCTAGTAGAACTTTAACTTTGCCAGATGAAACTGGTGTTCTGGCAACAAAAACATATGTTGATTCGATTGCTTCGGGCATCAACTGGCATGAGGCATGCAAGTATGCGACTGCTGGAGTACTACCTAATACTCCGACGTACGATAATGGCACCGCTGGTGTTGGCGCTACGTTGACCGCAAGCACTACGGTCCGCCTGAATGTTGATGGGGCGAACGCAACCACCGGTGACAGAGTACTTGTAAAGAATCAAGCAACTAATACACAAAATGGAATCTATACCGTACAAGAGCAAGGCTCCATATCAGCAGCCTGGGTGCTTGTGCGGTCAACTGATACTGACAATAGTGTTGCCGGGCAAGTTAAAGCGGGTGATGCAGTATTCGTAACTCTTGGTTCTGTGAATACCAATCAAGGTTTTATTCTTACCTCCGAAGGAACAGGCACTAATAAGGCTCATATTCTTGGTACCGATTCGCTAACGTACTCGCAATTTACCGGTACTGCAACTCTTGTGGCGGGTGCTGGTCTTATAAAAACTGGTAATACCATTGATGTTGGTACGGCAAACTCCGCAAGAATTATAGTTAACGCAGATGATATTGATTTAGCGACCGTTACGCAAAGCAATTCATCTGGCTCGGCAACAAAAACATTTGTTTCTTCAGTAACTATTGATCCTTATGGTCGTGTAACCGGGCAGGTGACATCATTGCTGTCTGATGTTGCGCTAGGAACAGATACGAGTGGTAGTTATGTTGCTTCACTCGTTGAGGGTACTGGTATAACAATCACCAATAATTCTGGCGAGGGTGCAACTCCGACAATTGCCGTAACATCAAACACTTATCAGCCTTTAGATAATGAATTAACAACCCTTTCTGGCGTTACTGCTGCCGCTGATGCTTTACCATATTTTACTGGCACGTCAAGTGCTAGCACTACGACGCTAACTTCATTCGCTCGCACCCTCCTCGATGATGCAGACTCTTCAACTGCACGCACGACACTTGGTGTTGTTATTGGTACAGACGTTCAGGCCTATGATGCGGACCTTCTGGCCATCGCAGGATTAACAAGTGCTGCTGATAAACTTCCTTACTTCACTGGTTCTGGCACCGCTGCACTCGCTGATTTTACGGTGGCAGGTCGCGCCCTAGTTGATGACGCAGACGCTTCAGCACAACGAACGACACTTGGTTTAACAATTGGGGCAGACGTTCAGGCTTATGATGCAGACCTTACTGCCCTTGCAGGATTGACAAGTGCCGCAGACGCACTACCATATTTCACTGGTTCTGGAACTGCCAGTACAACAACCCTCACTACGTTTGGGCGCTCCCTAATTGATGATGCGGATTCTTCAACTGCAAGAACTACACTGGGCCTTGTTATCGGTACGAACGTTCAGGCTTATGACGCAACATACGCAAAAACAACAGATAAATTAAGTGCCTTTACAGCAACCACCTCCGCAGAACTTGCTGGAGTTATTTCTGATGAAACTGGCTCTGGCGCACTCGTATTCGGAACATCACCAGCAATTACAACAAGCCTCACAACTCCTAGTAGTTCATTTGATTTAATCAATACAACGGCAACAACCATAAACTTCGCTGGTGCCGCAACAACATTAACTATTGGTGCCAGTACCGCAACAATTAATCTTGGTAGTGGTACGACTGGCGCGACAGTCAACATTAAGGGCAACCTCACTGTTGAAGGCACGATGACAACGATTAACTCAACGACAATAAGTGTCGATGACATCAATATTGAACTTGGCTCTACCAGTACCCCCACCAACCTGACTGCTGATGGCGGCGGTATTACCCTAAGAGGGACCACAGACAAGACACTCAACTGGGTCAACGCAACGTCAGCATGGACTTCATCCGAAGACTTCAACCTACTTACTGGAAAAGTATACGAAATCAATGGGACGACCGTCCTTAGTGCGACGACGCTTGGTTCCGGCGTTACCACATCAAGCCTCACTTCATTCGGAGCAACCCCAACAATCGCATCTCCAGTATTGACGCTATCGACAACGACATCTACGACAGAAGGAAGAATCGCGTGGGATTCAACTGCAGACAAAATTATTGTTGGCGATGGTTCCACGGCACGCGAGTTTGCTTCATCAACCTTAATAACAAATACACAAGCCGGAGCATATACATTAGCACTGACGGATAAAGATAAGATTATTGAAATGAGCAGTACTTCAAGCCCACAATTGACAGTTCCCACAAATACCACAGCAGCATTCCCGATTGGTACTCAAATAATGATTCTCCAAACTGGGGCATCAGGGAATGTAACCCTTGCGGGGGCGGATGGAACAGTCACAGTAAACGGAACTCCGGGATTAAAACTTAGAGCACAATGGTCTTCTGTTACGTTAATCAAACGCGGTACAAACACTTGGGTCGTGACAGGCGACCTCTCGGCATAGTAGTGTGACAACCGTAGGACGAACGAGGATTTACAGATGGCTCTCTTAGATACAGGTGGGAAAAAACCAAGTACGCCAACTATTGGTACCGCTTCTCATTCTGGAAGCGTTTTGACCATTAGTGTTCCTTTCACTGCCCCAACATATGCAGGCAAAGGAACCATCTCCTCATATACGGTCACTTCTTCTGGCGGACACACTGCTACCGGAGCGTCTAGTCCCATTTCTGTCAGTGGATTAACTTCCGGAACTTCATACACATTTACAGTTAGGGCAACCACGAATACTGGCGTTACGTCGGATTCTTCTAGTGCCTCAAATGCCGTTACTGCATTGACAACTCCAGCAAATGTAACTGGATTATCGACATCACGGCCATCGTCTGGCAATATTGGGGTTAGTTGGACTGCGGTGAGTGCTGACAATGCTGGTCGTGGTGGTGCTGCGAGCGTAACTTACAGTGTTTATTATGGGACTACCTCAAGCCCAACAACGTTGTACACGACGACAGCATCCACTTCTACCACTATCCCCCTTACTGTTGGAACCTCATATTACTTCAAGGTCGTAACAAACAACTCGCTTTTTTCTAGTGCTGGAACTACGACCGGAACAGCAACCTCATGTCTTGGTACGCCAACAAACGCAACAAACGTTGCAATAACTGACTCAAGTGGTGGATATAACGTTTCAGATTCAGCAAACTCAGCGGTAAGCGATACTGGTCGTTTTACAGTCACATGGACCGCTGCTAGTAGTGGTGGTGGTGAAACAGCAAACTATTATGTTTACTATGGAACGACAACCAGTGCAACAACATACTGGACGGCAACAAGTGGAACTAGTGCAACCATCACAGGACTAACTACAGGCACTTCATATTGGGCAAAAATATATACGTACAATACTGCATTTACAGCAAGCGGACAGGTTTCTTCAAACAGTATCATTCCGCTCAAACAACCGGACCAAATTACTGGCGGCTTCAATGCTTCTGCAGGCAACGCTGAAATAATAGTCAGTTTAGATGCTGCGAATAGACTAACCACAAACAGCCAATATGGCGGAAAATTGAACGCTGGTTGCGGATACAGAATTTACACAACGACCGACCAAGTTACGTATACATTACGACTACAAGCACCCTACACGCTCAATGTAGGCCAACCATGGGATAAATTAAATAATAGCAATACGGTAGCAATTACTGGGCTAAGTAACGGTACCGCCTACTATATCTCAATTGATTCATATAATAATTTCTATCAACGCAGTGGAACATTTTCTACAGGAGGAGGAACTATAACTCCAGTAGCCCCACCATATTTCCCGCCGTTCTTTCCGCCGTTCTTCCCGCCGTTCTTCCCGCCGTTCTTTCCACCGTTCTTCCCACCGTATTTCCCTCCATTCTTCCCACCGTTCTTCCCGCCTAGATTTAAGTAGGTTTGAATTTGAACTCATTAGTTGAACCTGGACATTTTGGTTCAAAAAAAGATTCCATCGTTGTTATTGGAAATTTTGTTGAACCAGAACATTTAAAAACTATACAAAAATTCTTACCGACAATCAATGAATGGGTAGACCCAGGCGAAAGTCAATATTCCGAAGATGGAACATGCCTCTATAATGCCGACTATTGGCGCCATAGGCAATGTAGTGGGGAGATTATTCAAAAATTAAATAATGATATTTATAAAATTATTGAATTTTATATTAATAAAATGCAAAAAGTTTTAACAGAAACATTTTCGGTTCAACTATCAAGTAGGCCGCCAGTTCTTGTCAAATGGACACCAGGGACAGAACAACGACCACATGCCGATAAACAATTAAACGATGGCTCACCAAACCCGTTTCCTGATTATGATTTAAATTCGCTTATCTACTATAATGATGATTTTGAGGGTGGCGAATTATATTATCCAGAACATGACATTGTAATAAAGCCGGAGCCAGGCCTAGCCGTCGCTCACCCAGGTGATATACATTTTCTACATGGTGTAAAACGTATTATTTCTGGCGAAAGATGGACTACACCATCTTTTTATACAGTGAAGGAAATTTTATGAGATTGTTAAAACACAAAAATTTTACAATTATTTTTGATTTTTTGACAGAGCACGAGATTGCCGTGTTCTCACAATATTTTTCTAATGTTGAATGGGTGGAGTCACATGGTGATAGACATTTTTCAAACAACATTACGTCGCTTGATATTGGAGAAATCGCGCTCAAAGTACAGGGCCGATTAAAATCAGCAATAGAAAATATTTATTCATGTAGTCTGAGTGATGAAACTCTTGGTACTTTTGTCAAATATCGACTTGGCCATGGACTACCTCTTCATTACGATTCAGTAACAGTAGACGAAATAACGGGGGAGGAAACAATACATAAAACATTTAGTGGGTGCGCTAAGTGCGACATAACATCAACACTTTATTTAAACAATAATTCTGTAGGTGGAGAAATACATTTTCCGAACTTGGACATCACCTACTATCCACTGGAAGGTTCTGTAATTGTATTTCCGTCATCCAAGGAATACGAACACGAAGTATCTTCAGTGACGAGCGGCGACAGGATTATGACTACCACTTTTTGGCATGTATTTGATGATGCGCAAAACTAAATTTAAAAATATAACAATCATTAACAATTTGATTAGTCCACAGGATGTTGCTAAATTACGCACATATATTGATTCTTCTCCTCTTCAGGATGAAGAAAATAACCCTAATAAATTTATTAATGTACAAGATAATGAATGTAATACCATATTGTTAAATGCTCAACAATTACTTAAAAGCAATATTGAGAAAGATTTCAATACACCGGTAAGCGACGAAGGAATAGGTACAGTAGTAAAATTCTCTATAGGCTGGGAACTACCGTATCACTGCGACCAATGGTCGAGCCTACCCACATACGGTGGCGCCCCAAAACGTGATATTAGTTCGATAATCTATTTGAGCGATGATTTTGAGGGTGGCGAATTGGTTTTTCCTGACTTGGATATATTCATACAGCCTGTGGCCGGGTCCGCTATCTATTTTACGGGTACCGAGGAATATATGCATCAAGTAACCCCATTACTTTCCGGAACAAGATTGACTTGCACTGGTTTTTGGGGTAATCTTTCACTCTATGACAATGTTTCGATACCCCGAACCGCTACCGTTTCGTTTTGAAAAACATTCAGTAGGTGCCCCAGAACTAGGGATACGCTTATATAAGGGTGTTTTGCCGCTCGCGGCAATGATTCCTGAGCGGCTCGAAAAAACTTTAGCAAGCAGCAGTCACCCTTATTTCCGTTGGCACGATTCACTCGTTGGAGAGGGAGTAAAGATGCCTGAATACAGGGATTGTGTTGATTTCAAATACGACAAGGAGTACGACGACAAAACTCCACCTGAATTCAGGGACATAATTGATGTCTATTATACGGTTGCTAATGTTCAGAATGAATGTTTGCGTGATTATCAATCCGAGTACAACATTAATATGACTTATATGGAGGCAATTAATTTTGTAAAATATACCGCTGGTCAACATTTTAATGTCCATACTGACCATGGTTTTTCTTATGTTTGTACCGTATCGTCGGTGATGTATCTCAATGATTCCTATGACGGCGGGGAGTTGTGGTTTCCAAAACTTGACATAAAAATTACGCCTGAATATGGGGATGTAGTATTTTTTCCTTCTACCTATATTTATGCACATGCTTCAATGCCTGTAACTTCGGGGGCGAAGTATTCCGCTGTGACGATGTATGACTACAACGACGATACGCATAAGTATGGTGGATTTACGCGCGATTTTGGGCAAACAAATAATCAACCATATGAACCATCAACTAGCAACAGTATAGTTCTTGGCCCGATTACCCCAATAGAGAGTACTTCTTTATGACGC